GCTGCTGCTGGCTCGGTCGGCTCGGCTGGCTCAGTTGATCCCGATACCGGCTCGGCTGGCTCGGTCGGCTCAGTCGATACCGGCTCTGACGTCGCTCCGATGAAATCACCACGATTCAACCGGCGCCCAATTTCAGCGTGGACAACATCCCACCCCACGGAGCCAATGAAGTTCACGATCATTCTCATCACGTCAACATTGCGCCGGTCTAAGTGTTGCCACGAATCGACCTGCTCAATTGCTAGCAGTTGATCGGCGGTCCCGTTCTCTCGGTAATGCCGGATAAGTCTCTGGACTTCCGTCTTCTTTGCAATGCCATCGGGGGCACCGGCTATCACTTCGTCTTCATTGAAATGCACACTAACTTTCCGGCCGGTACTGAACTCAGCAATGACGCAATGTGCGTTAGCGTCCCACTTCGTCCCGGTCGGGTTTCCACTTGATTGAGCAGCCATGAGGCTACCTCTCTCTCTTGATTAGGTCGGCTGATTCCGACCCCCCAATTATCGCACACTCAGCAACTAATTAACAGTCACATTTCAATGATGCCCGAGACCCCCCAGATTCAATGAATTTGCTATGTCTCGTCTGGAGGCGCTAGGCACAAACATTCAATGAGGTATCCCCCCCGGCGATTCAATGAAACTTTCAATGAACGCCAGACCCGGCGATGTGCCCCGCCCCCTCCCCTGCGCCTCCCGTATATCGCTGTTTTGGTGGGTTTGGTTCAACTGTTTTGGGCTGTTGGTGTGGGGGGTGAGGGTGTTTTTTTGTTGTTGTTGGTGTGTTGTGGGGGTGTTGGGTTTGTTTGGGTGGTTACTGGTTGGGTGGGTGGTTGAGCACAGGTAGCCCCCTCTTTGGGGGACTACTGCGACTGGTTTGGAGCCTGTGGCGTCGCTTGTGTAGCCAACAGGGGATTATTCTGTTGGAAGGCCGGGGTGTGATTGGCCGATTGTTTGTGTACTTTCCGGGCTTCCCTTGACAAGTACTCGGTTGCAATCTCGGATCTGTGCTTTGAACGTCCTTGCTTGTGTGTTCACGGGGACGTTGGGGGGTTGCCCCTTTGACGGGCGACTCTCCCCCCGGTTCCGATCTCTCGGGGGGGCGGTTTTTCACCGGACAACCCTATTTTCCCTTGGGTCGGGGCCACTCTCTCGTGGTGTCTTCGTTTCCGTTTTTGACTATAGCAGATCGTTTTTTGGTTGTGGTGTTATTGTGGTAGTATGGCTTCCCCTCGTGTGAAATCTCCTCGTGCTTCGGCTCGTTATTACGCAAAAAACCCGAAAGCTCGGGCCAAGAAAGCTTTAACAGATAAAAAAGTTAATGCTCGTCCTGCTCAGAAACGTAAAAGGGCGGAGTTGGCGAAAGCTCGCCGTAAGAAGGGAATGATGGGTAAGGGTGGGAAAGATCTTTCTCATACGAAATCAGGGAAACTGGTTCGCGAGAACCCTTCAACTAATAGAGCAAGAAATAGGGGGAGGAAGTAGAGAGTGCGGTGGACATTGAAGATGTTGCAGACAAAGCTGATGCTTGGTCTGAAGCAATAAAAAAAATTATTAAGGCTATTTCTGCGGCGGCTGTTGCTTTGGTTACGGCTATTGCTGCTGTAGTGACGTTGTGGCCGTCTGGTGATTCTTCACCTCCTGTACCTCCACCTCCTGCGGCTGTTTCGCAGGGTATGGGGTACGGGCCGCAATGTTCGCAACTTTATAATACAATCGAGCACACTTGGACGGAATCGCAATGGACTGTCTGGGAATCATTGAGAAGAGATTTAGGTTGTTAAATGCCCAAAAAAGGTTTGTATTCGAATATTCATGCTAAACGCAAACGCATTAAAGCCGGAAGTGGTGAGAAGATGCGTAAGCCGGGCTCTAAGGGGGCGCCTACTTCTAAAGCGTTTAAGCAGTCAGCTAAAACTGCGAAGAAGCGGAAACGGTAATGGCGGAGTTCAAAGGTAAGAAGGTTACGTTAAACAAACCTCGTAACATTTCTAAAGGTTCTGCTGGTTATGGACGCAAACAAAAAGAAGTGTTTGTGATGCATGACGGGAAAGTTAAACGAGTCACGTTTGGTGATCCGAATATGAAGAATCGTAGTAATGAGCCGAAACGTAAGAAAGCGTTTCGTGATAGACATAACTGCGATAACCCCGGTCCAAACACTAAAGCTCGGTATTGGGCTTGTAAGGACTGGTAATGCGTCGGCGCACGAGCAATTGCGGGTGCGACGAAGAAGAATGTATTTGCCACTTTTATCATTATGATTGCGCTTGCGAGCATTGCCCGGATTGCGCTGAAGACTGTTTTTGTTTTAACCCAGAGGATGCTATGGAACATCAGGCTGACGCCCAAGAATTATTTGATAACGGCATGTGGATGTCGTTGAATGAAATGGGTGAACGCCCAGAAATAGATCCTTTTGCGGACGACACTCCTATTGAGTGTGGGTTAGAAAACCCTGACGTTTGCGAATCGTGTCAGTAAGGGGACATTATGCCTTCAGGCAAAGCCACAACTATAGAGAAATGGGCCGACTACCTAGCGATGCGGCGACAAGGTGTTTCTCTGTACGGAGCATCAAAACAATGCGGGCTGTCTTACCACGCTTGCCGAGACGCAGAAAGTGGAAAAGCTCCACGTAACTATTTGGCAGCAGAAGAAGCATTAGGGAAAACCATTCAACCGGAGGTTCCTGCTTATGACATTCTTTCTCCCGAAGCGCAAGCTGCTTACGACAATATCGAAATCTTTGCCAAAAGGTATTTCGGCATTATTTTACAACCGTGGCAGATTGAGGCAACCGAACGGATCATGGATCTCCTCAACACAGATTACGAGGAATACGCAGTAATTAATGCGCCACCGGGGTCGGGTAAATCAACTTTCTTTGCTAAGGTATTGCCCGCATGGGCAACCGTGCGTAACCGAGCTATCAGGGGTATGATCGGTTCATCAACGCAACGATTGGCTGAATGGTATTGTCGCAGGCTGCGCGCCGAGTTAGACCGAGCGCATCCAGTAAAAGCTGAATTGAACGATGTTCGACTCGGTTTAGCGGTTGACGCCGAAGCCACGTTGCAAGATGACTTTGGAATGTTTAAGCCAGACTCGTCAGAGATTTGGCGGTCAGAAGCATTCACAGTGCTGCAACAAGATGATGCTCCTTTGTCACAGAAGGAGCCAACATGGTCTGCGTTTGGAATGGACTCCGGGTTTCTTGGTGGTCGTTTCGATCTAGTTATATGGGACGACGTTTACGATCCTCGAAAGATGCGGTCGGCAGAGTCTCGGGAAGATATGCGCCGCTGGTGGGATGAAGTAGCTGAAACTCGGTTAGAGCCGGGAGGGTTACTGATTCTTCAAGGGCAACGCATGTCAGCAGATGACATTTATAGGTACGCACTGGACAAAGTAGCCCCACCCGATGAAATTGAACTAGAGGAATTTGATCCAGAAGATGCACCAGAAGAATGGCGAAAATACCATCATGTCAGCTATAAAGCGCACTACGAAGAAAGTTGTGAAGGCGATCACCAACCTGACGCCGCACCGTGGCCCGAGGGGTGTTTACTATACCCTCGTAGATTACCGTGGCGAAAACTGCGACACATTAAAGCGCAGACTCCAGACCGATTTGAAGTCCTGTATCAGCAATCGGACGTAAACCCGGCAAGCGTTCTCGTTGACCCATTATGGGTTAGTGGCGGTGTCGGCAAAGACGGTGTTGATTATGTTGGTTGTTGGGACAACGACCGTGACTTGTGGGAAATCCCCACGGGAGTCACGGGCGATTTATTTGTTGTAGCAACTGCCGACCCGTCACCAGCAAACTTTTGGGCAATTCAATGCTGGGCGTATAACCCAGAAACCGAATTCAGATATTTGTTGGAATCATACCGACGCAAAATGGATGCCCCTGATTTTCTTGACTGGAATCACACAGAGCAACGCTTTGGTGGAATAGCTGAAGAATGGTGGCAAATCACAAACGAGTTAGGGCGACCAATCACGCATTGGATCATTGAAGCTAACGCTGCACAAAAATTTATTTTGCAGTACGACCATTTCAAACGGTGGGCTGCTCTCCGAGGCGTACAACTTGTTCCTCACTACACGCACTCTCGAAACAAAGGCGACCCCAAGTACGGGGTGCAAATGCTTGCGCCATTGTGGCGTGTCGGGCGGGTACGTTTGCCCGGAAAACAACGCACAGATGCAAGACCACACTCGTTACTTTTAGTGAATGAAGTCACTCGTTGGAACCCAGAAGGCACTGGGGCTCGGACAGACGACTGTGTTATGGCACAATGGTTCTTAGAACACAATTTAGAAAAACTTTACATACCCCCGACTCAGGGGCCAAAACAGTGGCGTCCCACATGGCTGACAGGGCATGATATAGAGGACGGCAAAATGTTCGCGAGGTCGTAGTGAAAACCGTTGAGGAAATTATCGCCATATACACGGCAAGATCGCAAGCCGCTGGCGGCGCAAAATCTAAAATGCGTAATTTGCGAGACTATTACAACGGTGACGTAATTGTACCGTTACCGGAACTTGACTCAGACGAAAAATCTGCTGTCGCTAATTTACTTGCCCAAGGACTTGACCAAACCGCTATGCGAATAGCGTCAACAACTCCTGATGTTTTTTGTCCTCCAGCAGACCCGTCAAAGAAACGGTCAAGAGATAACGCCAACATTAGACGTAAAGCAATTTTGGGTTGGTGGCAGCACTCGCGCATGGACTTGCAACTTTCAAAACGAGCAAGACATCTTATTGGTTACTCGTCAACAGTTACCCAACTTAGATTTAACTCTAAGACAGGTTGCCCTGAATGGCACCTTCGAGATCCATTGACAGCGTACCCAGCAAAAATGCTTGGCGTAGACGATATGCGTCCTCGTGATGTTGTGTTTGCTTACGAAAGATCTTTGGGTTGGATTAATTCAATGTACCCAGACGTAGGTCGTTTGTTCAGAGGCGACAGCAATGTTTCTGACGATCAGCCCATTGAAATCATTGAATATGTCAATGAAGAAGAACAAGTTTTAATTGCACAACGAGGCCCAATTCAATCAGGGTTGTTTCCGTCAACGTCAGATGAGCAATCAAATGTGATTGCAGAACTTGAACGAGTGCCAAACATAATGGGACAAACGCCAGTTGTTTGTGCAGAGCGAATCAACTTAGATCACGCCCAAGGACAATTCGACGGCATTCTTGGCATGTACCAAATGCAAGCCCGGTTAATGGCGCTTGAAGTTATTGCGGTACAAAAAGGTGTGTTCCCTGATACTTGGCTTGTAGGCCGAGCCGGAGAAACACCTCAAATTGTAAACCCAGCCGACGGTCTTACTGGCGAAGTTGGTGTTGTCCGAGGCGGCGACTTGAAAGACATGGCGCTGCAACCGGGTTACATGACTAACCCAGCTATTGACCGTTTAGAAAGAGCGCAACGATTAACTGCTGGCATTCCATCTGAATTTGGTGGTGAGTCAACTACCAATATTCGTACTGGACGCCGAGGCGACGCTGTGCTTTCTGCTGTAGTGGATTTCCCAATTCAAGAAGCTCAACGAATTATGGCAAGAGCTTTAGAAGAAGAAAACAAACTTGCAATTGATTTATCAAAAGCGTACGCCAACACTAAAGGCAAATCGTTCTATGTAAATACAAAGAACGGCAAAGGCCGAGTTGACTACACACCTAAAGAAAACTTTGAAACAAACGACAACGTGGTCAGCTACTCGCAAGCAGGAGCAGATATCAACAATCTTGTCATAGGGGGAGGACAACGAGTTGGTATGGGCACTATGTCGAAACGGTCGTTTATGACAATAGATCCGTTAGTTGACGATCCAGAGTTTGAACACGACGCTGTAATAGCAGAACAACTAGAACAAGCTTTGCTTGCTTCAATACAACAACAAGCTTCTGAAGGAATTATCCCTCCAGCGGATCTTGCCCGAATTATGGAACTTGTTGCTAATGACCAAATGGAATTAGCTGAAGCAGTAGACACAGTTCAGAAAGAAGCACAAGAGCGACAAGCAACAGAAGTTGATCCAATGTCGCCAGAAGCGCAACCGGGATTGGCATTACCGGGCATGGGGGCTGAAGCAATGCCAGCACCGGGCGGAGGGCCACAACAAGCACCTCCGTTAGCTGAACTTCTAGGAGCTTTGTAATGGCTAGAGCAAGACGACCAGAACTTAAAGGACTTCCTTACGGTCAAAAACAAGCAGCAGAAGAATCTATGGCTGCTGTCCCAATGGCTGACGAAGATTACGACCGACCAGAACCTCCTCCTCGGGCAGTTCCGGGTCAAGCTGGCAGTCCTTTACGGTCTACGTCTTTGCCGGGTGAAAACATTATGACGCCCATAAACGGGAATCAGCCTTCAATGCTGCAAAGCGAAGAAATGGATTACAGCAAATACGAACAGTATTTACCAGCCATTGAAGAACTTGCTTCAGTTAATGGGGCAAGCCGAGACATGATTATGTTTGCCAAACGTCTTCGTCTTGCAATTAACGCAAACAAGAGGACGTAATGGTAGACATCGGCGGAGCCTTAAATCGCTTAGGAAGAATTGGTGGGGGCTTCATTGATGTAGTAGAAGCTCCAATCCAACTAACAATGGATCTTTTGTTAGCTCCTGTTCGAGAAGACGAATACGACGGAATCGCTGGCACTCTTGTAGGCGCTGGCATGGACCGGTTCGGGCAAGCAATCGGTGGAGCATTCGGACCAGATAAAGGTCTTGGTGCAGCGTTTGGCGCAGTACCCGAAGAATACCGTAAACCTTTTCGTCGGGCAGTTGATCCAGTTCTTGACGTACTCGACTGGACATACGACAACGTAACCGACCGAGCTTTAGCTACATCCTTTACAATGGCACGAGTCAAAGCGCAACGATTCCTTGACGGTGACATCGGCGGATTACTTGATCTTGACGATTTTAGTTGGGCATGGGAAGTAGGCAAAAGCCGATCTGCCGGTCAAGCATGGGCAGTGTTACTTAACCCGTGGCTTGACATAACTGACCCCGAACAAGCACACGAATACATTCACTCTGAATGGGGCCAACTAATTAGCGGCACTTTTGACGCAATGGCTAACATTTGGCTTGACCCAGCAGACTTATTAGTAGGCAAAGTTGGGTTAGCTTCGCGTGCTGGCAAACTTGCGTTAGTTGCTAAAGGCGACGACGTAATAGACATGGGGACAGGAGTTCTCAGAGGTCAAAAAGGTGGGAAAGCTGCGTTAGAAGCTAGACGTGCTGTTTTGACTTACGGCGACGGACGAGTCCCCAAACTATTTGGCAAACTCAATGAAGTCGAAAAAGCTCAGGTTAGGACAAACCGAATCAACAACGTTATAGGCGAAGTTGATCCAACTACCGGTATGCGAACAGGTGGGTCAGCAAAATACATTAAGTTTGTTGACGATCTTTACCAAGTGTTAGAAGACACTGATGGTGCGTTTGGCACAGGAATGTCTGAAGGTTTCAGAACAACTGGTGTAATGGACAACTCTGATGACGTTGCTGCTATTTCTCGACGAACTGAAGTTATTAAAAAAGCTTTAGAAAAAGAAATACCGAAACGTCGTGGCGCTGACACAGATCGGTTGGCAGAAAAAGTTGCTTTTGCTAACTCCAGAGAAACATTAGAAAATGTTTTGCTTATGGAACTGTGGGGACACGCTCCAACATGGGATGCAGCTTCTAAAGCGTATCGAACATATAAAGCATCTCTTGGAGAAGAAACAGCATACGGAGCTTCCCGACGAGCAGCGCAAACTGCTCGCACACAAGCAGACGAACTAAAAACTCAACTAAATGGACCTACGGAAGATTTAGGTTGGGAAACAATTGGAACTTCTAAAACAGGTGACGTTTACGTTGTCCAAGCAAATGACCCCCCAACGTTGCTTGTTGGAGGAAAACGCAAAGCTGTCAACGTAGGAGACAGAGTATTTCTTGATCCGGGCGTTCAATGGACAAACCAACGTAAAATTGCAACAGCAAAACTTCGCTTAGTTGACCGCATTGAAAAACTAACTAAAGAAGCTGTCAAAAACGAACGAGACATGGTGCGTCGTGGAGCAAGAGCTTCTGCTGAAGCAGCCGACGCTGGGTTCCTTGTTGCAGCTATGGCTGACTTTAATTTCCGTGCCCGACGAGGAATAATAGGCGAAGATGGTTCTTTGCTTGAATCAGGATTCCGTCTTGATCCGTATAAACAAGACGAGCTTTTCAATGGGCAAGCAGTCGTTGAAGGCGTAGGCGACGTAAATCAAATGTCGTTAGTGGCGCTCATTGAACAAGGCGCTCGTGAAATGGTGGTAGCGCAACAAAAAGCATTACCAGAAATGGTTGCCACTGGTCCAGACGTTACTTATCGCATGGGCGGAGTGGATGCTCTTGACCGATTTGTTCTTCCTAAAATGGATAGACAAATCCAAACTTTAATGAAAGCTGGGCAACCCGGTAGAGCCGAAACAGTAATGACTGCTTTTGGTAAACCAGTTCGTTTGTTCAAAGAGTTTCTGCCTCAACGGTGGATTAACTTCGCTGAAGATGCTTCAGCAACAGATCAGTTTGACAGGATGTTGCGTCAAATTACGCGCCTCCACGAAAAACTCCCCGGCGATCTTGATGCTCTTTTAACTGAAGATCAACGTGCAGCTTTGCGTTTACAGTTCCAAACATCTGACAAAGTTGGCCGAGCCGCTTTATTTGATCGTACCGCTATGAGAGCGTACGAAGAAATTCTTAAACGGGCAGGCATTACAGACGAACAAGCTCAACTAGTTATGGAGCGTATAAAGACGACGCAGAACGCTTTGACGGAAGTTAAAGATAAAACCACTAACTTCAAAACTAAAGACGGCGATGTAGTAATTGTTAGTGCCCGAGATTATGAAAATGGTTCTGTTGTCGGTTCAATCTTGCCGTATACAAAACAACAAATGGCAAACGTAGCTTTAATGCCACGATTTGATTTGCTTGTCAATGAAATTAACAAATACGCCCCCGGCATGAGATCTTCCACACGGCAAACAGTGTCAGCCACTATTGATACTGCCGACAAACTTATGGCTCAAATAATGAAACATTGGCGAGCTTCAGCTTTGTTGCGTCCTGCGTGGGCAATGCGAGTTCTTCCAGATGAACTACTGCGAGCAATGTCAGTAGTCGGGCTTCTTGGTGTTGCTGGGGGTGTTGCTAGAGGAATGTCTGACATGCGTGTCGGTTTAATGGATCACATGAAAGGCATTGATTCTTTACCGGGCACTCTTGAACAAATGGCTGAACATCCTTTGGTAAAGCCGTACATTGAAAGTTTGGGTAGAGAAGCAACAGCGTTAGAAATTGTTGCAGAAGCTAACCGTAAGTTAGATCAAAAAGAAATCAACAAAATGATGACTCGCTCTATTGTGAGCGAAGACAAAACCCGCAGGTTTGGCAGAGCAAAGCGTACTTTAAGACCAACAATGGTTGGGCTTGGAGCGTCAATTCTTTTGGGGCCGATGGGTGGCGCTGTTAGCGCAGGTCTTTATACCCGTATGGGGTACAAGACAGCGCAACGACTTGCCCAAAAACAATTTGTTGGTGCTTACGGATCAGACATGCTTCGTTTAGCAGACAATTTGTTAGCTGAAGCAGCAGAAGCTAGTCCTGATGTAGCAAGACAGTTACGTCAAGCTAGCGATGACATTCTTACCCAATATAAAAATATTGACAAAGTTCGAAATGAACTTGGGTTGAACTTGACTGACAAAGTTGATGAAGCTTTGACGTTGCAAGATCGTGTTGCAACTCAATTGCATGATCTAAAAGCTGGTCATATCCGAGTCGGGAACAGAGCAATTGATTCAGCTTTTGGGACTAATGGTGCGTTGCGAGAAATAAACACTAGAGCAGCTTCAGCTTCCCGAGCTACAGCAAATCTTATGGGCTTTACCCACAAATCAATGGAAACGAAATGGAATGAGTTAGAAGAAGCGTCAACAATGGCTGGGTCTAATCCGGGTCTTTGGGACAAATTCGTAAATCAACAATTAAGTGGTTTCGGCACAGGACGCACTATTCGAACTGCTGAAGAAAAAGCAATGGTGGCGGAAAGACTTGGCATTGAAGTTGATGATGTAACAAGTGAAGTTGTTGTTGCTCATAATGAATGGACTCGTCAAATTTGGGAACCAGCGTCAGAAAGCCCCGGAATGTTTGGGCCTCCAGCACGCACAGAAGATCAAATTGTTGACGATTTGCTTGATTGGATTAACTCGCGAGAAGCGGCTCCTCTTAGAGCCAATCTTCCGTGGATGGCAAACAGAGAAAACATTGTCACAATGCGAGGAACAATTAACAAGTTGTTGCCAGATCAACCTGAACTTGTTGATTTGCGTATATCAATAGGAGAAGGAAACCAAGTTAGTTACCAGCGAGATGTTGCTCGAAGGCTAGACAGTTTAGATCCTGAACGTAGAGCCGAAATCGAAGACTTAATGGAGAAAATCACAGAGAAAGACGTTAGAGCAGTTAATGGCACTCTTTGGGAAACTGTTTCTGATTTCTTTGGGTTTCAATCGAAAAGCCTCAGCCAATTTGTTGAAAGAGCGTTTGCTTCAATAGGTGGATTGCCAACTGACAATCTTGTTCGTAACCCGTTTTTCCGTGCTCGATATGAAGTTGCCTTTAGGCGTCGGGTTCAATCACAAATTGATTTAGAAACCGGTGATTTACGAATGACCGGCGAACAAATCAATGCAATGCAAAATGCTGCTCGGACACAAGCCCTCAAAGAAACCCGAGAACTGCTTTACGATCTAGCTGAAAACACTAGGTTCGGAGAAATCGTAGCTAACTTCATGCCGTTCTACGGTGCTTGGCAAGAAGTAATTAGTCGTTGGGTAGGCATAACAGTCGAAAATCCAGCGCACACTTTGCGAGTGTTGCGAGCATACCGTCGTGCAGGATCAGGCGAAGATGGCATTGTTAGCACTTACAAAGACGACGACGACAACGAATACTGGGTATTTACTCCACCAGAAAGTCTGCGAGATGGATTGCTCGGCAAGGTTTTCAATGGAGGAGCCATTCAAGATTTAGCTGGAGTTCCATTGAGATTCTCTAAATCTTCAGCGAACATGCTTTCCCAAGGGCTTCCCGGTTTCGGGCCGCTTGTTGGTATTCCAGTCAATGAAATGTTAATGAAACGCCCTGACCTTGAAGATGCAATGAAAATTGTTCTCCCGTTTGGGGTTCAATCAGGCGAAAGCGCTATTTGGCGTGGCTTTGGAGCAGTATCTCCAGCGTGGGCAAGACGATTGAAATCTTACTTGTCTGAAGATGAGTCTTATCTTTCAATGCAGCAAATGATTTTGCGAGACACATTGCAACAAATGGAGTTACGCAATGATGAATTTGATTTCAATAACCCTGAAGATGTCAATGAACTATTGAAAGAAATCGAAGAAAAAGCTACAAACATTTGGATTGTCCGAGGAGTTGCAGCGTTAGTTGCTCCTATCCAACCGCTGCCTAGCTCTCCATTCCAAGCGCAAATAGACAAGTACCGTAAACTTCAACTAGCTGACCCTGAGTCTTTGATTAATGGGAAAGGCGAAATCAGTTCTGCTGACGAAATCTTCCTCGAAGAAGAAGGCGACGAGTTCTTCTATCTAACTGCCCGGTTTACTCGCAACAACACAGGTATTCCAGCGACAATAGAAGGATACGAGTCAAGCAAACGACACGCTGATCTTATAGCTGCACATCCACGATACGGACGTTTAATCATTGGAGCAGAAGCAGGAGGAAGTTCAGAGTTCTCTAACGCTGCTTACCGGATTCAACAAACAACAGAAGTTGCTCCGGGTTCAGACATTATGTTCCGTGAACGTTTAGGTTTGAAAGAAACTGCTGAACAAGTCGAAATAGCTAACGGTTGGCAGGAATACCGTAACTTTATGGACATGGTAGCTATTGAAGTTTCAAAAGCTGGTTGTGTTTCAATCAATGACCCAGCATGTAAATGGCTTCGTGAACTTAAAGGCGATTACATATTCGAGTTAGGCCAAAGCAATAAGCTTTGGTTTGAGGATTACAGGTTGCGTGACTCGGCAGTAAACCAAGCCGAAAACATGGCTGTGTTCCGCAAACTTATTGCTGACCCAGTAATTGGTCAACGTAGCGACATCCAGAAACTTGCAGAGTATGTCAGAACTCGGGACGCATTTGCTGAAGAACTGTTTGTTCTAGACAGAGAAGGCGGTTCGTCTTCGTTGTTCTCTCGTTCTAATGAATGGCTGCTTTCAATGTGGGATGATTACAAAGAAGAATTTTTATTAGCGCCGGTAACAGCAAATCTGCGACAATTTGTTGAGTTTGATTCTCTTGCTATTGAGTCATGGCCGGTGGAACTACAACGACTACAACGTGAAGTGGTGCAATCATAATGGTAGGTACAGAAGATTTCCTAAATCCTGATGGCAGTGGATTGAATCCTGTTGCTGTTCAACAGTACCAAGACACTTATCTTAAAGAAGCGGTAGACACAACGGTCATTGGATTCCGTGAACAAGAACGTCAACTAGGTTCAATACTAAATCCAATAGAAGCCGCAGTTACTGGCAAAGAGCAGACTTGGACGGAAATAACTCCGGTTACAGCTACAGGCTTTTATCAAAACTTTTCGCAAATGCCAGAAAATGAACGTAACGGCATCATCTTAGGTTTAGCTGCTGAAGGATATTTTGGGGTAGCTGATTCAACAGATGAAATGAGAGAACGAATGCAAGACCCAGTGCAAATTGCTGCTGCGTTAGCGACTTCGGTTAGAAATGCAGCGGCGACTGTTGCGACTGGTGTTGTTACTGACGATTCAATGATTCCGGGTGTAGGCGAAAACTATTCAATGAATGACTTTGAAATGCTTGTTGCGGATTACATTTCACCGGGTAAAAAATATCCACCTCCAACAATGATTAATCGGATCTTAGATAAAACCGCTGAAAGAATGATTAACAAGCGGATGAGCCCTAGCCAACAGTCAGCGTTTTATGGGGGAGTGAAAGCAGCCATTGATGCTGGCGAGTATTCCAGTGTTGATTATCAAGGGTTGGCTGAACAGTTTGTTGAAACGACTGATCCTGTGCGTGCTAGAGCCGGAGAGTTCGCTAATGCGGTAGGTGTGCTTCAGGGGGCTGTTAATCAGAAACGTATTGCGGGTTCAGTTATGCCGGGAGTAACAAGATAATGAGTGCTTACGAGAAACTTGATGAAGCTTATGCTGACGCTCGTAAAGAATTAGAGCGAAGTTTACAATCTGTTCGGAACACACTTGCAGCTTTTGACGATGACCCTACTCGTTCTTCAAAAAGACAAGACATTGTTGACTTTCTAAAAGCAGCAACCTTAGAAAAAACTGAGTTAGAAGGAAAAGTTAAAAAAACTGAACAGTTGTTAGCTCGGTATGAAACTGAAGTTCTTAGTTGGAATCAACTTAATACTGCGTATAAAAAGATTTGGGGGGAACAGATACCGGGGTATCCGCAGACTAGAGGTTTAGACAGTAAAGAAAAACAAGATGAAGTTAAAGAGTTACGGAAACAAAAGTTACGTCGTAACAGCGTCACTCTTTCCTTAAAAGATTTAGTAAAAGATGTTTCTGAAGAACTTGAAGACCTTGAAAAAAGAAACGCAGGGATTGAATCTGAAATTTCAGATTACGATAAACAAACTGAAGAAGAAAAACAAAAGCTTGAAGATAAAGAAGTTGAGTACGCTGAGGTACTTGGCGGTTTAGGTGACAACGCTACCGAAGATCAAAAAATTCAATGGCTTTGGGACAACGGGTACGAGTCAGAGTTAGAAAGCGTTATAGAAAAAGAAACACAAAGAACTGACGATGGCCGACAAATTCAAGTAAATCCTGAAGGTGCTCTTAACCTCAGGCGCAAGATTGAAGCGTTGTCTGGTGGGGAAGATCTAGTTAAAACAGAAGAAGTTGGGCCGGGGCCGCAAGGGCCAGCCAATATGTCTGAGTATTCCTCTACTCCTGAACCGGGAGAGTTGGGGGGTCGTGACACGATTCGCCCTGAAGCGGATGTTCTTAGCGATTCAGAGTTAGTGCGTGAAGGGCTAGACGGTGTAGATGACGGGCAAAAGCGTGTAACTGATCCTCGGCAAGCTGTACCCGAGTTTGGGGCACCAAATATGGGCGGCGGTAGTGGTAGCGGTACTGGGACTCAGCCTGCTCCACCTTTACCTGAAAATTACGAAGACGAACTTGATGCCATAGCCGACGCTTTAGGAATCACTGGTGGTTTCGGTGCCAACTTCTTCTTAGATCGTGACGACATGATGATCACTCATCCTGTCACGAAAGAAAAAGTCAACATCCTTGAATACATAATGGATGAGCAATTAACGGGAGGCCCAGAAGTCGAAGAACTGTTAGAGCAGACCCAGTGGTGGTCAGAAACTGACAGGCAAATGCGCGCCTTTGATCTTGAATGGAATCGTTTAGGCGACGGCACCGGGATTACCAACAAGTCACAACTTGGTTATATCCAACCAACCATTAACACTGTTAAGACGCAGCTAACAAAACTTGGTGTTGAACTTGACGACAAAGTTGTTAATGCGATTGCTAAGTCTGCTGCTCGGTTGCAACTTACGGGACGCCAACTTAGAGAACACTTGTCGGACCTTGATGGTTTCGAAGGCTTTGACTTTGATGCGCTGGTAGCTAGCCAAGAAGAAGGTTTGCTTGGCACTTACCGAGACGACATTCAAAAGGAAGCTTCTAAGTGGATGATTTCTTTGGGTGACGATATAGACGCAGACACAATGAACAACATGATTGAGTCGTTCTATGAGGGTGGGGGCACGCAGGACGATATAGATATGGCGTCAACGTATTTCGCTAATCAAGCAAAAGCTCTTTACCCGACGCTTGCTCCGATCATTGATCAAGGTATTTCTTTAAGCACTTATTTCTTGCCGTACAAGCAACGGGTACAGAACTTGTTGGAACGGCAGATTGATTTCTTGGGGACAGATCATGGGTTGTTTGACAAGATCATTAGTTACACAGGTTCGGGTGAGGGGATTCCTCGGGTAGCGACGTTTAGTGAGATAGATCGCATGATTAAATCTGATAGAAGTTCTGGCTGGTGGGAAACTACTCAGGCGGCAAATAAGTCTCGTAGTTTGGCTGATACGGTTGGTCGAATGTTCGGAGCGGTGGCGTAATGGCAACAGATAACCCAGATTTTGAGTTTGGCAAAGATCCTTACACTGGTCCTGATGTAACTAGCCAAGGCAAAGTAATTAACAAAGCTGACGGTTCTTATGTTGAAGGCGGTGTTCGTTACATTTGGACAGGCGAAAAGGACTACTTCATACCTGAAGGTGGGTGGAGTGATACTGCCCAACAGGAAGCTGCTGACGACTCTTTCGAGAAGGGTGGTGAACTTTATGAAACTGACGAGGACGGTAATCCACTTTACACGCAGGTTATAAGAGCGGATGGGAGTCCCCAGCCGGGGGCATGGAGCATTAACCCTGACTATTACACGCCGGAACCTACCCCTGCTGATTTTGGGACAGTAGACGCCCAAGGCAACCCGAAGTATTTAACTGGGGAAGACAGCAAAGGCAACACTACTTACACCCTGAACCCGGATTTCAATAGCGGCAAAAAAAACACGAACACGGGCGGCGGAGATCCTTCGGCGGCGTGGGGCAATGCAATGACTCAATGGCAGTCAGATGCAGCCAGACAAAACGCTAGCTCTGTTCTGGGAGATTTGTTGCGTCGTTGGGGTTTGAGCCCAGCACTTCAAACAACCATTGAACAAGCCATGATTGACGGAGTGTCAGACATAGGTATCGGCCAGTTAATACGAGAAACTGAATCTTATAAAGCTCGATTCCCCGGAATGGCTACACGGTTCCAAGCTGGGTTACCAGCAATTAGTGAGCAAGATTATTTAGATCTTGAACGTGATTACACGGCGCTTTCTAGACAAGCTGGATTCGCAGGCGTTTTAGATCGCCAAGAAATGGCAGATCTTATTGGCGGCGATGTGTCGGCACAAGAGTTTCAGACACGCATCACGTTAGCGGAGGCTGCTGTAACAGACGCAGACCCCGAAACAAAACGATTGCTTCGCGAGTTCTACAACATTACCGACGAAGATCTTGTCGGTTACTACCTTGACCCAGTTAAATCATCTAATTTGTTTGAAGAACGACGACGCCTTGAAGCTGCTGGTCTTGCAGCTACAACAATGGATGTTATCGGAGACACTCCAAATCTAGATGCTTTGCAAGTTACTGCTGAAGGATTAGCTGATGCAGGTATCCAACAAAGAGAAATACAGCAACGCTTAGGGCAACGTCGTGGAACGACAAGTAGCTTGATTGGTTCTGAAGGAATGACTGGTGCGGAATTAGCAGCAGCAGAATTTGGTTTAGATTCAGATAGTTCCATTGAATTAAATCGGTTACTACAACAAAGAAACGTACCATTTGGCGGCCAATCAGGGCTTTTAGTCAATGAACGAGGCGCATCAGGGCTTGGTTCAGCTAGGTAATTTCATTGAACTATTGACTTTTTCATTGAATTCTTTGTATTCTTTCATTCATTGATCGTCCACCACTGGTGTCTAGAGGCGTTCAATGCCCCTCCATTTCGGTACCACCGCTGGAATGCGTACAGGTTAGGTGAGTGACATATGACAGAAAATGATTCCACTGGATACAGTGGCGAAGATTCTGCCAGTTCATCCGAATCGAAACCCAACTGGCGTCGTGATTTGGAAAGTCGATTGAAAGAAGCTGAGGCTCGTGCTTCAGATGCTGAAAATCGGGTTTCTAGTTATGAACGTCGGGATACGTTTAGGTCAGCAGGGCTTGATCCTGATGACGCTCGGGTTAAGTATTTTGTAAAGGCATATGATGGGGAAATGGATGCGGAAGCTATCCGCCAAGAAGCGGCAGCAGCCGGGTTCATTGGAGCAGATGCTTCAGCAGCTAGCTCCTCCCCTGCCATTGAAAATGCAATCCAAGCAGAAGAACGTATTACGGCAGCCGGGGAAGGTGGAGAACCGGTAACTCAATCTGACCTTGACGCTCGAATCAGGGCGACAACTTCAGAAGATGAACTCCGTTCTTTAATGGAGTCAGAGGGTTACTTGTGGGGAGCTTCGCAGTAATTTAGCCCTTTGTTCATTGGAATCCTCACCGTAAGGATTACCAGTGGCATATACAACCACATCAACTCTGGACGATCAGGTTTCGACAGCGTTCGATCAGGTCGCGCATTTCGCTTTGCGTTCGCAGCCTTTGTTCGAAATGGTCGCTGACGTTCGTTCAACAGCCCAAAGCCATAACGGTTCGGGTGTCCAATTCACGTTCTACGCTGACATGGCGCAGGCAACATCAGCCCTCACTGAAGGCACTGACGTTACCGCTGTTGCGTTGACAGACAGCGCAGTAACCGTAACTCTCGCAGAGTACGGTAACGCTGTCATCACCACCGCCAAGGTGCGTGGAACATCTTTCCTAAACGTAGACGCTGATGCGGCCAACATTGTTGGTTACAACATGGCTGACTCGATGGACAAAATCGTTTCTGATGTCGCTAACGGCGGCAGCAACGTAACGCATGTCGGTCAATCAAGCCGTGGTGCTATCACCGCAAGCGACGTTTACACCGCTGCTGAAGGTCGTAAAGCTGTTGCACAGCTTCGTGGCCGTAGCGCTCCGGGTTGGGAAAACGGCAACTACATGGCAATTATTCACCCTGACGTTTCTTACGATCTTCGTGGAGACACAGCGGTTACTGACGTAATTGCATATCAAATCCGGCAAGACGGCGCTCCCGTGCGTGCAGGTTCAATCGGAACTTTCAATGGCATTGAATACGTTGAAAACTCCCGTGCAGGACTTATTGCTGACGGTGGCTCCGGCACCGTTGACGTTTATCAGACTCTGATCTGTGGTCGTCAAGGGTTGGCTAAAGCATTTAGCCGTGCGGCTGGGTTTGGTCCTGAGCCAAGCATTGTTGTTGGTCCTGTGACTGACACTCTGCGTCGGTTCAACCCAATTGGTTGGTACCACCTTGTTGGTTATGGCCGCTTCCGTGAGGAATGCCTGCAACGAGTGGAATCAGCTTCCAGCATTGGAGCTAACTAATAGTTAGTTTCTAAGAGAAGTAGGGGGGTCGGGTTTTCCCCCTTCTCCCGACTCCCCTACGCTTCTCTGCTATTATTTTAATCATGCCTATCGTTAATGGAAAAAAGTATCCTTATACCGCTAAAGGTAAAAAGGCTGCTGCCGCCGCAAGGAAGAAAAAGAAGAATGCAAAAACCAAACGGTGATGTAACGATCAGGCCAAAGCCGATCCAAGGAACGAGTAACACCAATGGCTAGTGGTCTTTATGTAGAAACTTTCGAGGCGGCGTTAAAGAACGACCTTGCTCTCGATATGGACAATGACACTTTTAAGTGCATGTTGACGCTTACGGGGTACTCCCCAAACTTTGAAACTCACACAAATAAATCAGATGTGACAAACGAAGCGTCAGGCACCGGGTACACAGCCGGTGGTGAAACACTTACCAGTGTTGCTATGACTAGCAGTTCCGATGGGACAGGCACAATTAAATGGGACGCAGACGATGTGTCGTGGGCTAACTCTACGCTGACAGGAGTCACCGGAGCAGTTATTTACGACGATACGGTTACGGACGACCGTTTGATTGCGTACATAGATTTCGGGGGATCATTCAGCACAACGTCAGGTACATTCCAGATTCAATGGAATGCGTCTGGCATCTTTACCCTCGACTTAAAGCCGTAGGAGATTTCAATGCCAACAGCTAATTACCCAACTTCTTTGGACACAACTTCTACGCAGGTTACGCCTACGTCTTCTACTGACTTAGATGCGTCAGGTTTTGAACACGATCAGGTGCATGGTGCTGCTTCTACTGCTTTGATTGCTTTGGAAACGAAGCTTGGTATTGGCGCTGCTCCTGCTAGCGGTGGTTCTGCCAACTCGATTCTTATGAACGGCGGCACGCCGGGTACTACCTCGTGGTCGAACACGATTACGGGCTCAACTATTGCTGGTGCAACTCTTTCGGGTGCTGTTGTGGGCGCAGACCAGATTATGTCTGCGGTTACCCATAAGGACTACTCCGAAACGGTGTACGCCGGTGGGAACACAAGTACCGCAGTCACTCTTGATGAAACTAACGGCAATACTCAGACGTGGACAGTAAATGGCAACTGCACGTTTACGATGCCTTCAGGCGCTGGGTTGCAGGCTGGTACTGCATTAACGTTAATTCTTACCCAAGACTCTACAGGTAGCCGTACTGGTACATTCACTGGTGTTAAGTGGGCTGGTGGTTCTGGTAATGCTCCGACGTTGACGACTACTGCGACTACGGGTGTAGATATTCTTACGTTTATCACTTTTAATGGTGGTAGCTCTCCAGTTTGGTACGGGTTTACCGCTGGGGCGGATATGTCGTAATGCCATTTGGGACCGGTAAGGTAGCTTTACTTGGTGCCGCCGGTTCAGGTGGCGCTGGCAGTTCAGATTTAGAGTTTGTTCAAAAACATGAACTTACTTCTGGTAGTTCACTTATCCAGTTCACTGGCCTTGATACAACCTACGATCATTACCTAATTTTGTGGCGTGCTCGTCACACAAATAGTGCTGATGGTTCGTCAATGAATATCAAAATGAACAGCGATACAAATAATGCTGTTTGGCAACACAGATATATGTATGATGCACCTGATTCCTCTAACCAAGCAAATTATATAGGCCAAACTTATAGCGGTAGTTCAACAGGTCGAATTGGTGCAGTTGTTGGTACCAGTGACGGCAAAAGCGCTTATCACTGGTCGCATGGATACACAGACATAACAGCCGCTAACGATGTCAATGTTTACAACAATGCTGTTGGGGTAAGTGGTGGTTACAAAGGCGGTAACGGTTCTACTTCTTGGGGAAACAACGGCCTTTACTATTACGCCTCTACTTTAAAATTTCAAAGCCAAGTAACTTCTATTCAAATTACCGTTAATGATGGGAGCTACACATTCGGTAGCGGATCGAAATTTGTTCTTTATGGATACAAGGCGGCTTCGTAATGGGTTACAAACTTTTAGCTTCCGCAAAATCGTCTGACCATTCAGGTAGCCCCGGCTATTACATGGAATTTACGAACATCGATCAAGATTACGATGATTTGTTGATTAAAGGATGGTTTGTTTCTAACCATAGTGTCGGTTCAATCCAATCTATATTGAAACTTGGTACTGCTCTTAATGGTTATAGCCGTGGTTGGTATTCGGAGGACGGAAGCACAATGAGTCGTCAATCAGACGGCAGCCAACGTATGACTATAAATAGCGCGGGCTCTAGTAGCGGTGCTTCTTGGAGAGATTCAATTTTTGAGTGTCGTATTCCAAGATATACGGATACTACTTATTACAAACGATCTATGAATTTGTCGTGGCAAGCTCACGGAAGTACTTATGGTTCTATTGAAGGCACAGCGACACTGCAAAGCAACAATACTAACGCTATATCTGCGATCCAACTTCAACTAAACGGTGGTTACTCAATAGTTGGGGATTCTCAGTGGTGGCTTTACGGGATAAAGAATAGTTAAATGGACCATATAACAACTACTACCATTTCTGGTACGTCAACAAACACAGTCGAATGGTCTAATCTCGATACGGCTACTTATTCTTCGTATTATGTGACGTGGGAAGTACAAGCAAACGCTTCAGGTTTAACAAACCAAGAACTTGCAGGGGGTTTGCATATTAAAACTGGGTATGTTGAGCCCAGTAACGGAATAACTTATTACGTTCTTGGTAGCGGCAATACTGTTAAAACCAATATAGGTTCTGATTCTGGTTACAGCTACATAACTAGCTCTGCGACTAGTACAAACTATTTTTGTGGAGCAGGCGGATTTAACTTACCTTACGATTCTTCCGGTAATAAACAATATTGGGGGCAGGGGTTTATGTGGATACCGTTTGGCGGAGATGACGGTGACCCTGACGGTGACACATGCGCTCCAGCCTATATAGGTAGATCAGCAGCAGTAGATCAAGCTGAAACTAGTAACTACGGATATGGTATGACTGACAATGTGCTTATCGCAGGTCATTCATATCGGCTAGCAGGCCTACAATTTTCTACAACTGCTGGCGGTAACACGATTGCGTTTGCACCGGGTAGTAGATTTTCATTGTTCGGATTAAAGGATTCAGCATAATGCCTGATGTGATAAGTGTGAATGTCCAAACTGGTGAAGTCATTGAACGAGATTTTACTGAGTTAGAAAAAGCAGAAATAGCTGCGGCGGCTGGAGCTAATGCAGAAGCAGTAGCGCAACAAGAAGCTGAAGAAGCAAAAGCAGCAGCAGATCGGGAATCGGGTAACGCCAAACTTAAAGAGCTTGGTTTAACTGACGAAGAAATTGCTGCTCTTACTAGCTGAGGATTGTTATGCCATTCGGAGTTAATAAAGCAGCGTTGTTTGGTTCGGGCGGAAGCAGCGAATCTGGGTGGGTTGTAGAACCTACTAGTTCTGGCTGGGGTACTACTGGCCGGTGGGTTTATGGCTTCACTCTTGACGCTGATAACAATGCGTGGGGCGGCCTAATAGCCACTAGTAACAATAACTATCCTTTGTTCCAAGTGTTAGCTGATGGAACTGCTGGCGCAGCTAACAATTGGAAAGAAATGAGCAACGCTCAAAGCGGCGGTGGTTCTGATGCTCGTGACGTAATTTACACTGGTTCTGGAGGCAGCTATTCAAATTGTATTGTTGCTACTGGCGCTATGAATCGTTCAAATAGCATTTGGTCAATAGTTATGTCCAAGCACCAAGACGGCACACTAGTCCAAGATTGGGATAATGGGGTTAACCAGTCAAATGGTGGTTACGATAACTATGCTTACACGGGTTGTTCAGTTCATAAGCCGGGTGAAAATCATTTTTATGTAACTTATTATTGGTATGACTGGTCACAAGGCCGTTATTCGCCAGCTATGCAGAGAATAAGTCTTGCTGACGGATCTCAACAATATATAACTGGTGGTACCGACCATGCGTTTTATTTTTACCGTAACTATGCGGAAACGTGGTACCCAACTCACCCACTTATTACCGATGATTCAAGCGGAAACCAATGGGTGTTTATGGCTTTAAGGTCTTCTAATAGCGCATACACTGGGTTCGCTGGCATTAGACCACAAGAAAGTTCGGGTACGACACAGTTCCGTTACATGTATCAAATATCGTCAGGAACTAGTTCTGGTCATTCTGGTGGTTTAGCTGAAGCTAGCTCTACCCACATGTATTTTACTTCAGGTTGTCCAGCAACTAACACATGTCATTTATTGAAAGTAAATAAAACTACTGGTGCAATTGATTGGCAGCGACGGATATCACCAACCAACAACAGTGGTTTGTCATCTGTTTGCAATCCAGTGGTTGATTCATCTGGCAATATTTATGTTGCTTGGACACAGTACGACACCAACAATATTATTGACACTGCGTATCGTTTAAATTGGGCTATGTACAACAGCAGCGGAACGTTGCAAACCATTGCTGGTTCACAAATGAGATCTCTCTTTGTTAGCCCCGGTCATGGGACTCCTAACTATGGAACTAAAATGATGCTGTCTTCAGATGAGAAGTTCTTGTATATCTGTGGAATGATGGATAGCCCCTCAAATGGTTATATAGCAAAACTGCCTACAGATGGTTCAGGAACAGGCACAACTTCTTTGTCAGGCAATACTGACAGCACTTACTATTATCGTGACGATATTCCCGTAAGCGAAACAGCAGGGAACTACACAGAAGCCGGACAAATAGGTGTCCCCAATTCATTTAGTTCTTATCAAATGACAAACCCTGTTAATAACGCTACTGCGGTTACACCCATAATTTTAAGTGATGAGTTGCACTAATGTCCGAACAACATGTTTACGTCAACCCTGATGCTGAATGGCAATATCCGGGTGACATACGAAGAATAATTCCTGATTGGGAAATAGGTGATGAGCTACCTGAAGGTTGGCATGAAGTAACAAATCCTAGTCAACCAGAACCAATTTTTATTTATCCTGAGTTTGGTGAAGGAGAAGATGAAACTAATACTGCTCCTATTAAACAAACGCTGTTTCATCGAGAGTTATCGGTGGAAGCAGGTGATGATGGTATGACTTATAACACTGTATGGAATCCAGTGACATACGACATTGTTGAGGAGACTCCTCCCCATGAAATTGGTTGATGCTCCCGGCAAAGTCAACACTGGACGACCACTCAAACCGTTCGGAATAGTTGTTCATCACACTGCTTCGAACCGTAACGCAGACCCTGACAACGTAATTGCGATGTGTGTTCGAGGAGTCAACAAAGTCCCCGGACCTTTGTACAACTACATCATTAAACGTGACGGCACCATCGTTAAGTTGACTGCTGAGAACGTGAAAGCTAACCACGCTGGTCGTGGCTTGCAGTCAGTGTTGACACGGATGCAGCAGAATAACCCTGTTACTGGTGACGCTACGAGCCCCGGCAAGATTAGTGCTAACTCTCGTTTGATAGGTGTTTCTCTTATTAATGACGGGTTAGGAGAAGATATTCCCGAGGCTCAGATGGACGCACTTGTAGAGTTGTGCGCTTTTTTGTGCGACGGATTTCAATGGAATCCATTGAATACTGTGATTGGGCACAAAGAATGGACTTCGCGTAAAGTTGATCCGTCATTTTCAATGATTGAATTAAGAGCTTTAATTGCTAGAAAAATGATTGTAGAAGCTCCAACGCTTGTTTTGCCTAAAGAACCTGAAGATGGGTTAGTTCCGTTTCCGGGTACGTTACGCAAAGGTTCTAAATCTGCTGCTGTAAGATTGGTGCAGCAACGCATCGCAGTAGTAGCGGATGGTATTTTTGGACGGAAAACTAAAGCAAAAGTAATCGGATGGCAGCGAGCTAATTCGCTTGTTGCTGATGGAATTGTCGGTCCCCAAACGTGGGCGGCAATGAAGATACGGAGGAACCAAGTTGTTCAACCAGCGTTTTATTAAAGACAGTTTAGAACGTGCTGTCGCTACCTTCGCTCAGGCGTGGGTAGCTGCTATGGCAGTCCCCGGTCCAGATTGGATGGACTCATTACAGGTCGCCGGAGTTGCGGCTCTTGTAGCTATTGGTAAAGCTGTTGCTGCTCGAAAAGTGGGAGATCCTGAAACGGCATCAGTTACCGGTTAGAAAGATGAGGCTGTTCGGTGCCACTCCCCGCTGTCAATCCGTACAACAAAGATGAGATTGAGTATCAAGAGCCGGGGTTCGACTACGCTCCAAAATATCCGGGCAGCTACGACTACAACGAAACCGGCATTCAATATAGGGAAGCTAACTTCGCATATTCGCGGCGTGATGCAACTGTATCTGTCAGCACAATTGCGTGTTCAGCAGATCTGTCACCCGTTTTCACCTATGTCTACACACCCAAACGTCCCGGCGGCGTAGCCTATAGCGCAGGTTATGACTACAACAAAACTGGGTTCGATTACAACGAACGTGACACCTCGATACCGGACAACCGTATCTTGGTGGATTACAGCCAGTCGGGTGTTAGCTATTCTCAGCCTGTTGACACTGGTCATACTGTGGCGGTCATTGCGACGCCAGCCACAATCGGTGTTACGACAACGTTCTCGGCAAGCATCTCGGTCCCGGCAACAGTTAATGCGTCAACCATTGCTTGCCCAGTAGTAATTGTCCCAACAGTTACTGCTAATTCAATCGTCGTACACGGCGGCATTGAAGCCCCAGCTACCCTTCCCAGTCCTACAATCTCAGCGACCGTCACACCGGCTACTGTGGCGTGTCAGGCGGCTTTCCCCGGTCATTCGCTTTACATAACTATTGACGCTACGCCAGCGACTATTGCGGCTACAGCGTCAATGCCTTCGGAGACAGCAAGTGGCAACTACACATTTACCGCCAGCACTATCAGTTGCACATCTACTGTTGGGGCCAAACAAGTGTACCGATTACTTGTTATGCCAACCTCTAACACGCTTCCACGGATCGGCGTCCCAGAAGATGCGCCTTCGCGAGCAGCGTATTCGTTAATGAGACACTTCTCACCGGGACCTAAAGGTGGGAACGTCTTCATTGTTAATGGGTCAACCGTTCAAACTAACCTTCCATCGGATGCCTCAACAGTGACAAGATGGATCTACGGGGGACACGATAGCCCTCGTGATTTAACAGAAGCCGAAGAAACTGTCCTCGTTGGGGCAGGTTATTCATTCAGAGTAGGACCAGAATAGTGCCAATTTATTGTTACCGTTGTCTTGATTGTGGGTTAAACCACGAGATCCGTCATGGGTTTGATGAAACTTATGGCGGTGTTTGCGATGCGTGTGGGGGAGTTGTTCGTAAATATTTCGGTGAAGTGCATATCGCTGCGTCAGCTACTCCGACTAGAGGAGTCCATGATGGGAAAGCTATTGATTGGGCTGGGAGTAAGTTCAATGAAAGACAAAAAGAAAGGGATATGGCGGCCTACAAAAGACTCCGATCTGAAGGTCTTCAGCCCCCTACTATTGACGGGTCTGCCCGGCTTGAAACACACGCTGGGTCATCCCACGAGGTCAAGGGGGGCACAATTCTTTCGGAAAAGGGCCGTAAACGTAAAGAAGCCGCCCTTAATGACGTTCTTGGGAGTGCCTGATGACCGCACAAGTATGGATTGACCAGACAAGAGACATGCTTTTGTCGGGGTATGTTGAGGAACTTGACCTTGTTATTGCGCCACTTATTTCTGATGCGACTAGCACAACTCTTTCGGTTCAAGGTTTAGCGGGTGGTATTTCAAGGGGCACTGTCATTGAAGTTGGGTCAGAACTTATGTATGTCACAGCTAAAACTGGTGACACTCAGGTCAGCGTGATCCGTGGATACGGGGGTTCTACTGCTTCAGCGACTGGGCATCCTGTTGATTCAATCGTTCGTGTTTCCCCAAAGTTCCCTACTCATAGGATTGTTCAATCAATCAATGATGAATTAGCTGATTTGTCTACGCCAAACAGCGGCTTGTTCCAAATGCTAACAACAAGTTTTACTTACAACGGTGGGGTAGACGGTTACGATCTTAACACTGGAAGCAATGTAGTTAATTCTGTGTATTCAGTGACTTATGCAGATGTTGGTTCAGAAGCTAGCGAGCCAGAGGTTATGTCTTGGCGATTGAAAAGAAACCGGGACACAGCCAATTTCAGCAGCGGGCTGGCTCTCATTTTGTATACGGCGGCGTGGCCGGGCCAGAAAGTAACAGTAAGTTACAAGTCTCCGCTTACGCCCATCACGGATGGGACAACTGCTCGGTCTGCTACGGGGTTGCAATCTACAGCTTATGATTTGCCTCCTTTGGGTGCAGCTTTAGCTTTAATGACAACTGCTCCTATACGCAGAGAATTTCTTGATGCTGAAGGCACATCTAGAATGGCGGAAGAAGTTCCTGCTGGTGCTATATCTGCTTCAATGAGAGACTTGCGGTTCCGGCGAGATCAGCGTGTCCAGTCTGAAGCTGCACGGTTAGCTGCAATGTACCCTCAAATGTGGCAACGTAACTCGGCTAATCGTCCGAGTGCTAATTGGAGTGGGTTTAGAGCGTGAGCTACAACCCCGCATCGCTGCCTGTTGAAGTTGATGGAACTCAGTTTCTTATCGACACACGCCAATACAGGCGTACAACGGTGCCTGCTTTGCGTGAACAAAGAGATACAAGTAAAGAACCGGGCGAGAACACATTAGACACGAGTGGCGCTTGGACTCGTTCTCAAACTGACTGGAGTTTTGGTGCTGGTCAAACGCATTTTGATTTGGATGACAGTGATCGTCGCAGGTTCAGTACTTCTGCCGGCATTGATCCGTGGACTAAGGGCCAAATCACTTTATTGAATTCAACTGAACAAAAAGTTTCTGTTGCTGACACGGATCTAAATTTGGAAGCAGTAATAGATGACGTTTCAGGTAACACATTTGCTTATTATTCTGATGGGCAAAACCTGAAATACACATCAGCTTGGACAGGTGCTAGCTGGTCAGCGTCTACTGCTGACATGGGCTACGACATTAAAGATTTTACTTCTGATGGGTCGTACGTTTACGCAGCATTTGGTTCAACCGCAGCAATCAGACGAGTCCCTGTAAACAACGCCACTTACGACAGTGGATGGGGCGGCAGTGCTGTTAATGCAGAAATTATTGGCATTGTATCTGGGCGTTTCATTGGAGCGTTAGGCGGCAACATCTTTGAACTAGATGTCAATGGAGCCAAAGCTTCGTCGTCATTGGATTACACAGCGACACTCGGCGCAACAACGTGGGTTTCATTCGCTAGTGGCCCGTCAGGTATTTTCGCTGCGGCAAACACTAACGGCACTGGATCAATACATCACATTGGAGTAGCAACAGCAAACGGCACATTGAATGCACCAACGATTGCTGGTGAGCTTCCTCGTGGTGAGTCAATCAATAAAATCATTTCTTATAACGGCATCATTGCTGCTGCAACTAGCGCAGGACTTCGCATAGGGCTTGTTGACACAGCTTCAAACGCTGTAACCATTGGGCCTGTCATTGATAACGGCGGTGCGGCCTATTCATTGGACGCAGACAATCGTTTCATTTGGTGGGGAGGATCATCAGGGCAGGTTTACCGTGCTGATTTAACTCGGTTTACTGAAACGTTGGTCCCAGCTTGGGCACCTGACATTGTTTCTGCGGCTGCTTCTGGCAATGTTCAATCAGTTGCAAGATTCAATGGGAAAACATATTTCGCTGAACGAGGCCAAGGAGTGTACGGCGAGTCAGGATCTGATGTAAAAGTAGCGTCAGGTTCTTTGACTGTTGGTGAAGTTTCGTGGTCAACGGTAGCTCCGAAGCTGTTGCGTTCGGTGACTGTCCGTCAAGACCGTGACCAGTACACCTTTGGTAACACTTTGTACGATGCTTCAGGGGTTGTCTATCGAGACTCAGACCTCGAATACCGAGGAGATCCCACCTCTACGTTGCTTGGGAGCATTTCATTCACCGCAACAAACGACAACAATGCTTCTTCAGCGCTTTCATTGACCCCTAACGTCCCTAAAAACTTTGATTTTGTTAGCGAATCATCAGTTTCGTACAAGTTTGTTATCACTTTAGGGCGGTCTACGAGCACTACAGAGGCTCCAATCGTGGAAGATTGGTTGACTACGTGCATCGCTACACCAGCTAGAGTCGATGAAATTCTTGTTCCTATTGTGTTGAGACGACAAGTGTTGACTTCCCATAACAGTGGGGCTCCAGCGACATTCAATTCGAGTCAAGTCTTTACTTCATTGAGACAACGAATGGAATCAGGTCAAACGGTTACTTACAAAGAAGGTGACCGCATTGAAAACGTCACTATTGAAAGATTAGAGATGCAAGCAGAACGTCTATCCGACGATGAAGCATGGTGGGAAGGTACCCTAATGGTAAGGCTGCTAACGGTACCAAGTTAGAGGGGCAATGGCTAAAGTTCTTTTCTTTGATATAGAAACAGCCCCTAACTTGTCGTATGTATGGGGCCAATGGCAACAAGATGTCATTGAACATGCCAGAGAGTGGTACATAATTTGTTTCTCATACAAGTGGGAGCACGAAAAGAAAACTCACGTCGTTTCATTGGATGACTTTGATCTTTACAACGAAGATCCCGAAAACGATTTCGATGTTGTTTACAAACTCTGGCAATTACTAGACGAAGCAGACATAGTAATAGGCCACAACTCAGACGCATTTGATATCAAAAAAGCTAACGCACGTTTCGTTTACCACAACTTTGGACCAACTGGTCCTTACCAAACGGTTGACACATTAAAAATCGCACGTAAACATTTTAAGTTTAATAGCAACAGACTCGGACATCTCGGGGAACATCTTGGGCTCGGGGGAAAAGAAGTCACAGGAGGATTCCAAACATGGGCAGGTTGTATGAAGGGTGAAGCTAAAGCGTGGGGAACCATGAAGAAGTACGCGAAACAAGACGTTGATCTTTTGGTAGATGTTTACGAACGGCTACGACCGTGGATGACTAACCACCCCAATAGAAACGTAATTGATTCAACTTCTCGTCATTGTCCTACATGTGGCAGCGACAGGTTACAAAAACGTGGGATTCGGTGTACCCGGACGATGAGTTACCAAACGTATCAATGTCAGCGTTGTCGTTCTTATTGCAGAGAAAGACTAACTAACAGTTCTGCACGTCCTGAAGTTGTTTGATCATTGAAACTTTTACTTATATGGTTACTCATAGACGCTGGTTCATTGAAAGTTGAGTACCCTCCACAAACACAAATAGTAGAAGCCGCTTCTGTATATTCGTGGCCGATACCAGAAACCCTTGGGATTGCTTGGTGTGAGTCATTCCACAAGTTGACTGCTTGGAACGGGTTTGATGCAGGGGCTTGGCAAATCAATGAATTCTGGTGGAAAGAATACTTTGGAAAGAAAACGTGGAGCTTGCGTTTCACCGCAGAAGGCTCTGCGTATATGGCTCATCACATCTGGTCTATGAAAGAGAACTTTCTTCTTTGGACCTGTGGCCGTAAATAACTTCCCCCCACAAGGAGAGAGGAACTTGCGGGGGGAAGTAAGTTTATGAATGAACAGACAACAAGAATCAGCTTGTCGCCTCGTTACGAAGAATAGCACGCATTTCTGCGAGGTGTTGCATAGCTGTTTCTCTAGACGCTTTAGGTGCAGGCAACTGATTCCGGTGTTCAGGGAGCGGCGTCTTTGCTCTGTAGTGGCGCCTGTATTGCGCGAACGAAGGCCATTCATTCGTCTCGTCAGCGAGTGCGTGCAATGCACGTTCCGCTGTTTCGTAATCGCAACCTTGTAGTTCGTTCTTCCACAACTGCAACGTGCCATCAGGGATGGTGTACTTCCACCAAAGCTGGGTCATTAAAACCAGAAGCTGTTTAGCTTGTTCGTTATTCATTGATTTCCTCTGTCCAACGGATTTGTACTCCACACCAATCAGGCAATTCTACCCACCGCACGTAAGGATCTTTCGTGGGTACTTGGGTTCCTTCTAAATTAGCGTGTTCAATGAGATCAGCCAATGAAATCTCTATGACGTGAGTTCTCGTGGCGTAAGTGATCCTGTGTTTCATGTATTTATTCCCCTATCTAGATGGTTTATTAGAGTTTCGTAAGCAATATCGTGCTTGTAGCCCGTTTCTTTCATTGCTTTTCTTCGTTCGTTGGAGGTGTAACCCCCCCAAATATGGCTTGGCATGTATGAACCGTCGAACCAATCGGCGTCTCCCAATGCGTAACCAAGACAATTAGCTTGCACTGGGCAATCCGAACAGAACTCAATGGTGATGTATTCAATGGGCAACCCGGTGCATTTAGCGTGGTCATACCAATCGGGAAGCTCATTGAGAACAATCATTGGAGTCTCATTACTCGATCCGCCGTTTCTCCAAAGTTAATTCTTTGGCCGCGTAACTGATATTCGATAGCTGCAACTGTGAAGGCTCTTGTTTTATTGAATGCTTCAATGATTTGTTCAGTCGTGTAGCCAGCTTTGAGAGCTTTTTTAGCGAGAGCGCATACGACCGGTCTTGAAGCAATCGGTTTAGGGAACGCTTGATCCCAGAACAAGTCAACAGTTGCGTCTGCTTGTTCGTTTGTAACAATTTCAATCTCTCTCTTTTCGAGCATTTAATCCCTCTCAATGAACTCTGCCCACATCCATAATGGCATAACAACATAAGCGTCTTTGACATTTCGATTGCGGCGTTTGACAATGGCAGCGTGCCATTTTGTGCCAGCGTTCTCGGATTCTTTCGCAGCTTCGTCCATAAACCCAGCAAGATTGATTGACTTGTGGTCTTTCAATTCGAGGCACCAGTCAGGGATTCCAATGAGATCTCCTTTATCGAGCGAACCGGCCAATGCTCTGCGCTCAACCCAATACTTTGTTTTCTCTTGGAGGAATCGAGCAACAGCAGTTTCGAATGCTGTCCCCCTTTGCTTGTTCTTTGTCATTAGTCCAATTCAAATAGTGGTAGTTCTGGGTCGTCAAGGAAAAATCCAACGGCTGCTTGAATGACGTTGCTACGAAATGCCCAGAAAGGAATCTGATTTATCTCGTGAGGTGTCGCTGGATGATGTTTCATTGCATCGCAATAACAATCAAGTCGAAGCAATAGATCTGCGTGTAACCCCACGGAAACCATTTCAACATCTGCGGCTATGGCTACGCCGTCGCCGTTATCTTCTTCCATTACATCAATACTAGGGCATGGAGAGAGAACCGCATAACGAGATGCTCGGTCCTCCCTCCTGTCCCTCATGTGTACCGTTCCCTCAAAAGTTTTATTCCTTCGCGAATGATCCTGCTTTTACTTGTACCTTGTAAGCCAGCAAAAGCAGTGAGCCATTCATCGTCGGTAGAGGATAAACGTATTGAAAGATGACGGTCGTTTGCGTCATTCGCCGTCATCACTAGAAGGGCTCCTCTCCAGTGAACGCTTCTTGGACAGCTTGAACTGCTTTCGTGTCTTCTCGTTTAGCGGCAGGGCCGTCACTGACAATTGGTTCGAACCGTATTGAAGGGCCAGCGTCATTGACCATGAAAACAGCTTTAGATCTTTTCTGTCCTTCTTTGGTTTCCCATTTCTCTTGAACAAGATAACCGTCGCTAATAATTCTCGTCCCTTTAGGGATCTCAGAAATGTTTTCTGCTAACGCTCCGAAACATTTGCAATCAAAGAAAGATGTTTCTTTGTCGTCATCTCGGCCTCGGGTAACAGCAATACTGAATGTTGCCCAAGGTGTACCGCTCTTAGCGAAGCGTAGTTCTGGGGGCGCTGTTAGTCGGCCCACCATTGTTATGTTACTGCTCATTGGATTCTTCCTCCTTTTCAATGGCAGGTTCTTCACGCTTACTTAGCACGCTGTGAAGAATGTATTTTTCCCCGGACCACAAGTGAGTCCCAAGACCTATGCGCGAAGCTGCACGTTTAACTGCATCGCTTATGCAGTCTTTCATTGCTTCGCCTGCGTTTGGAGCTTTGCGCTCAACCGCACCAGCTTCTTCAATGGTTACAACGTCACCATCAATGGTGAAAGTAAATCGAACAATAGCTCCTTCGACTTGACCTTCAGGGTTGCGGATTATTTCTTTGACTTCTTGATCGAATGGACCAAGTATCCCAAGCAAATGCTCAACAACAGTTGCGTGTGGAACGTAGGAAGCTTTGAAACTGCCCGGCTTTTCTTCAATGAAATGCGCTTGGAACGGTTTAGATAGTTTAAGTAAGTCAGTCATTTTTTTTGAGGTCCTCCTTTTTGTTTGCTAACTCAACAATTTTGCCGTCTTCAATGCGAGCAAACATGGATCTCCATAAGCCTGCTCCCAAAGGAATCGACACCCTTTTTATTTTCATTGTCTCTGTACATACTCCTGAATAGCGTTCATTAATTCTTTGCCTTCATCCACTAACCCAGATAAAGCTTTCTCTATTTCGCTAATACGTTTCTCGTGATCACGAAGAACTACTGCGACTTGTTCGATTGACTCAATCGCAGTTTCTCCAAACGTTTCTATAGCTTTCATAGAGTTATTTATTTGCACGATCCATTGGGACAGTGCGTTGTGTTCAGGTTTATCCATTCTCTCTCCTTGGTACAAGTATGGAATCTAAGGGTATTTGATGTGCAGGCAATGTGCTACACAATGAATTGAAATTGCAGTAACGGCATCGCCAGTGTCCGTCCCTGCTGTTAGGCGATGGGACAGAACCAACTGAACCATGTTCAGGTATGAATCGTTCAGGTAACAATTGATCTCTGACTTCAGAAGCAATGGCGTTAATGCGTGTCGCTTCTGCTGAAGCTATTTGTTTGGGAGTGCGTCCGTCACCGGGAACAGGTTGATTCATGGGGAGTATCCATTCAACTGTTTCGCCAGCACGAATAGAGTTACGCCCGTATTGTGAATCTTTAGCGAGGTACACGAGATGTACAGCATCGCAATTCAATGCCATTGCGTACATAGCAGCTTGCGCTACCTCGTGGACTTCTGGTTCGAATGACTTGCGCGCAAGATTAAATCCGAATGCTGTTTTAGTTTTTAATTCCCAGCAAACAGTTTCAATGCCTCCGTTAGCTATGTCCCCGTAAACGCCATCAGCGTGCCCTGAAATGTCGTATCCCAATGGACGCAAATCGCATCCAACTTCAACTTGCATTCCCCATTCTTTAATCATTGCTTGCTGCAACAAATCGTGAAGGTGACTGCCAGTGTGAAAAGCAACCAGCGTGTTATCTTCAATGGGTTCAGTTTCAGTTACATCGCCGAGCATTTCGAAACCAATTTTGCGTGAGCAGGAACCAGCCATTGAACCTCGACCCAATGTCCCGTGAGCGGTTTCACGGGGGCCTTCAGCTTCACGTTGATCTCGTAAATATTTCCTGTATGCGTCCGCTGTGCGGCTGCTATGCATCCTGCGGCTCGTAAGTATCTTCAGTAATTTCAATGGGTGCGTCGTACAAAAAGCCATGCAACGTTTCGGCTAATCGTCGGGCGCTTGTTTCGCAAAGAGACAACCCAAAACGTGGGCCGTCAATGCTCATCATTGAAATTCTAAAAATTGCACCAGATCTACCAAGGTCTGTTTCGGGATCAACTGGTTCAATGAATACGTCAGCGAGAGTGCCGGGTACAAGTTCGTCCACGTTGATGTGATCGTACTTGTCTCGCATCATGGTTGAATAGCTTGATTCTTTAGTGCGTCCGTGCGCGTGGATTGTCATTAGTCCTCCAGTCCTAATGCTTCGTGGATACCTCCGACCCAATCTTCAAAGGGAGTGGTGTCCATAATCGGAACAAAGTCGTGCTGTTGATCGTCCCCTCTGTCGGCGTAGCTGGTGAAGATAATGATTTGGCCTTCGGGATCTACGTCGTAGTCCATCCCTCGCTCGATAATCATTTGCTCAATCAGCATTGCGTTAGTAGGGCGCACCCATGCTTGGCGTGCTGTCCGCACCCCGTGTTGTTCCCAATCGCCTGCGACAATGAAATCCTCAAACGCTTCGCTCATCCCACAGGGAGAACAAATGTAAGTCTTGTTATCTCGTCGGCTCAGTGCGTTAAGCACTTGGGCTGGGTTAATAGGTCCGCCACATCTTCGGCAATCGCTATCAAGATTGGGCAAGTAGCCTTCTTCTATTAGCTGGAACCCGTGCTCCATTGCTTCATCCGTTAAGGAGTTGTCTGTGTGTTGAGCAATGATGTCGGCTGCTGCTTTGTCGGCTGCCCCCATAAGCCTTGCTCTAACTGATGGGTGTTGTGCCTTCCTTTTTTCATCCATGTAATACAGAGTAATACAATTCGTCACACATTCTGTATTACGTTACCAAACTGTAACAAAAGAAACAGCCCCCTGACTTTGACCCGAATCAGGGGGCTGCGAAATGGCTCGCGAGTCTCGTCACTCTAGCGGCGGCTTCCTTTCAGGAAACAACTCACGACCGTCGTACTTGCGTCGTTTTTTCAATCGTTTCAATTGTTTTTTATCGCCTTCTCGTGCTCGAATAATTCCTTCAGCAGTGAAAGCATCAGGTTCGTTTAGATTCAATGAGTCTTTTGTTCTTCCCATTTTTTATTCTTTCTGCTCGTCGGTCTTTCCCTATTTGTCTGCGTTGCCGAGAAGAAGTTCCTCCCCACACGCCGGGCTCATTAAATTTCAATGCAAATTCAAGGCATGGCTCCTTTACTTCGCACGAAGCGCAAGCCCTCATTGCAAGTGTTTGAGTTGAATAAGTTCCTCTAGCTGGAAAGAATTCTTCTGCATCCATTCCTTTGCAGGCTGCTTTATTTCTCCATTCGTGTTCGTTCATTGAATTACCAAGCCCAACCGGGGCGAGTCCCCCAATAATATTCGTGGACATCCCAGAATCTTCCTGTCACAAGTGAATGCGTCAAGGCAACAAGCAAACAAATAACCGAGAACGCAAACACTCGCCGCCATTGAAAAGTTCTGTCCGGGTCAGGAAGTAAACGCCACCCGATCAAGTTCAATAACTTATTTACCACCACGGCCAGTTCCCTTCTTCTTTCATTTCGTCAATCTGTCGATCAGCTTCATCCTCGTCAGACCATTCAATGACATCCCAGTCATCAAGGTCATCAGGAGGATCAGGAGAAATGTAAACATCCATCACTGAACATTCACCCATTCCATTGAAACTCGTAGCAAGTTGTTGTAATCACCGCTAGTGGCTTCGGTTGTGTACTGGGCTATTTCTTCATGGGTGGCGCCTGCTTGCCGTAGGCCACGGGTTACCGCTCCCATTACCGCGAAAGCGTTGCCGTCTTCGCCGGTTAGTTGTACTTCTACGTCGTATTTCATTTTTCCTCACTCATTCATTGAAACCGCTGATGGTTTCGTCAGCCCCTCGGAAGTAATCAGCCAACCGAGAGGCTGCCGCAAGCATCAGAGTGCGTCAGCTTCTTTCATTAAATCTCTGTACTCTTGGCTTTCAAACCCGACAGTTGCGAACATCAATGCGGCGTTGTTTGCTCGGGCTTGTTCTTTGAACAATTCCATAGCTTTTTCCATTGGCATTTCTGTAACGAGGTTAGGAGTCATTTCAACTCGGCCAGTTGTTTCTAAGGAATCAACAACGGTGCGAGCTTCTTCGACTGTCCACCAAGGAAAAAGTGGGTGTTCTTGAATAAAAGTCTTGTTGCTTTCGTCGTCAGTCATCCAAGCAGCGGTCTTAAGTTTTTCGTACGCTTCATAGGGGACACAAACGGTGTCGCCTTGAAAGCATCCCCAAATAATTACGTCGCCGTAAATATCTTGTTTGGCTAGCAGAGAAGCAAAAGGATTGAAGTGCTTTTCTAAGATGCGGCCTTCGTCGTCTATCCACATATCTAAACCAAGGTTTAGGTTAGGGGGACGGGTACCGTCTTCTTCGGTCCATCCGTAACTATTGCAGATTTCTTCGAAGTCGTCTTCAGGTAGCCAAGGCAACCCGTCTGACTCTGGCAAGAGTTGAACAACATCTACCGGGCCGCTGCTTCCGTAGTCGTGCGAACGTGAAGCCGCTAACAGTTGGCTGGCAGTCAGCGTGTCTTTTGCGTTGACCAGCAAACCGATACCAGTAGTTGTGATGAATATGCCGAGTTGTTTTACATCTTCTCGCTTGATGTGAAATGCCCCGTTGGAGGGGTCCTGCTCTCTCATGTAATACATGGTAGCAGTGTGTGTGACATTTATCAAATGTTTTTGTTTTGGGTTGTTGCTCGCGAGTCTCGTCAAGAGAAGCGTGATAGTGAAAAATCAAATAAAAATTTTTCACTTGGATTTCGCGAAAGCTCGGCCCGTTCATTGAATCATTGAATCTAGTTCATTGAATCTGTGTGAGGGCATGAAGAAACCCGGCCCCTTTCGAAGCCGGGTTTCATTGAACTTTGATTGAAACTTTCTATCTGTTATCGATCACCGCCCACAGTGCCCAGTGTGTCAGGGCAATGAAAGCGGCCACCGCTAGCGGACTCACTCGGCTACTTTCCAGCCGAGCGCCCCGAGAATGTCTCGCACCATCTCATCGTGACTGACTTTGTTACCGCTCATTGAGCAGTAATCTCGCTGCTCCCCGTAAACGTTAGTGAACCCGTTTTCATACATCCGAGGGCCGGGGATGATTCGCCCATCGTGCCATTCAGCCGGAAGACTGAACAAGTCGATAGGCATCGGAGACCCTTGATCCACAACATAGTCAGAGTAGAACCCGTCATAGGCGGTCACGCTGTCAGCCACTGCAAATTTCATTACCCGATTCATTGCCGGATTACCAACAAAGAAAGCCTCGACCCCTAGGGGCATTGGGTACCGAGTGTCTGCTATCGGCCATAGCCAGTTCATGCGGCCGGGCTTCCTCGGGCTATGCGCCGATGAGACACAACCGGATAGCTCCACTTGACCGCCTGCCATGCGAACGGTCTGCATTGCTACCGACATAGCCTCGGCCCATCGGAGAATGTCAGCGCCGTCAATGTCAGAGCCGAACCCCATTGAAACAACAGCCTTGACGGGAACCGGTACTAGGTTCGTCGCTGCTCGGTATTCGAAAGTGCAAGCCGGATCGCCGGCAGCATAAGCGCCATGATCGAACCCATCGGTACCGCATTCGCTGATGACGAATGAATCACGATAGCCGTCTTCCCATTGAATCTGTGCAGTCTCGGCGCCGGCTAGCGGCCACCCCGAGTTGGCCCATTCAATGAGGTCACTGACTGCCGTGCCTTTCTGACCGGTCGCCCACTCGGCGCGCCCACCTTCCATGAACCTAATCATGGGGGCAAGCATTGCCGGATCATTGAATATTTGTTGAGGGTGCGCCAGTTGAGCGAATCCCGCTCTGGCCTCTCCACATATTTCCATTGATTCAATGACTGTTCCGAGTAGGTCGGACTCTGCTCGGTTCGTGTTCGAACCGGCGCGGTGATTCTTCCCGCAGAATGTGCAGCTACTCATCAGACCAACTCCTTGATCCCGGAGGTGGTTAGTTGCTGCTCATTGAGCCGAGCTAGGAAAGTAATCTTTGCAGCGCTCTGCGTTGATTCTTCGGGGTCGGCTATCCATCGGGCGCCGGCGATAACGTCACGCTGTCCGATGACTACCGGCAACTTGGAATCGTAGGCCGCTTGACGTGCTCGGTCTACCAGTGCCGCCCAGTCCCGGCCCTGCTCCTCGGTGCCTCCGTACTGGACACAATTGGCAGCGCCTAGGGCGGCCTCTAATTCAGTGTCCGGTAGCAGGTCATGAGTGTAAGCGAACCGGCTTATCGTTGCAGCGTCTAGAGCGTTGCGCCCTACATACATCCGGTCCGGTCCGGTTCCGAAAGTGTTAGCAGTTGCGACTACTAGACAATCGTCATGCTTCACGACATCACCGTCCGGGAAGGGGTGAACTGATCCGGCGTCATCGGATAACAGTTTGTTGAGCACTACAAGCATGCCGGGGTGGCCGGCATCAACCTCATCAAGTAAGAGAATGCCACCATTCTGATACCAGTCCCGAACCGGTGTTGATACATACTCTCCGTTGGTCGGTTGCTTGTATCCGAAGAACGCAGATGCCGTCATGGCCGCCCCCATTGAAACAGTGTGAAGCGCTAACCCCAGAGCCTCAGCAACCTGCTTGCAAAGGTAAGTCTTGCCGGTACCGGCCGGCCCTACCAGATAGACGCCTAGACCCTCAGACTTGGCAACCTGCTTAAGAACCTCGTCAAAATCCTTGTGGAGTTTGTCCGTGTTCAATGACTGAATGGGCCGAGGTTCTTTCGTCACAATTTCGATCGTCTTCGGTCGGGTCTGAATGTTGGCAACGGCCTCGGCTAGCACGTCCCCGATAATCGATTGAAGCTCATCGGCAGATAATCCGATATCGGCTCGGTCGATCTGCTCATCGGCTATCTCTCTGACTCGCTGCTCTAGAGCATCTAGGGGACTTGGAGCGGCGGCCGGTTCTGCTGCTGCTGCTGCTGGCTCGGTCGGCTCGGCTGGCTCAGTTGATCCCGATACCGGCTCGGCTGGCTCGGTCGGCTCGGCTGGCTCGGTCGGCTCAGTCGATACCGGCTCTGACGTCGCTCCGATG